TACTAGACTTTGTCAAGTATCTGCCAATTCTTTTTTGTAGAGATCAACCACTTTTTCATGGTTTGTTATGTTGCTCTGCAACATGGCGTACAGCTTACGCTCAATGGGGCTTCCTTCGATGTGCACTATGGTCATGTTATTGCGCTGGCCCGGCCTGTTGATGCGGGCGTTGGCTTGCAGATACGTCTCTGTGGACGTAACCGGAGCGTACCAGATAACAACATTGGCAGCGGTCAGGGTTACCCCGTGTGCTGCTGCTTGCGGTTGTATCACCAGTACTCTTGGGTCTTTTGTTTCTTGAAAATTCTTGAAGATTCGTGTACGTGCGTGAACAGGTACATCCCCATTGATGACTTCGCAAGTAATACCTTCTTTGACAAGGTACTCACTGAGCATTGATATCGTGTGCTTGAATGGCACAAAAATCAATACCTTGTGGCTGGCCTCATCAATCACTTCTTTAATGGCGTTCAATCGGTTGGATACATCAAATTCAATGACCGCCCCGTTATCAGCATACACCGAACCGCATGAAATTTGCAGCAGCTTGTTCATCTTTGCCGCAGCATTGACCGAACTAATCTCCTCGCCCGCCGCCTCAATAAGCAGTTGATCTTTGAGTATCTTGTAGTACTTGGACTGCGATGGAGTAAGCGGCGCATACCTACTGATGTGCATCACTTCTGGTAGATCAAGGCATTCCTCCTTGGTAAACCGGATCGCTGGCTGAAGCATATCAAACACAATCTGCTCTGCGTTGGGGCGTGGTATCCAGCGGTACATACTGAACTGCTGCATGACAGCCTCGCGGTAGTCGCCAAAGAAACGCGGCGCTTTATTAGGCATACACAAACGACCTAGTCCATACGCATCAAGCGGAGACTGCGAAGCAGGTGTTCCGGTCAGCAGCCACAATCGCGTGCTTGGTGTGAGCATCCTATTCATCAGCTTCCAGCGTTTGGTCTGGACGTTCTTGTAGGCGTTGGCCTCATCAATGACAATCAAATCAAATTTGCCGTAGTTCAGCAACTCGTCCGCAATTGTGGCCAGACCATCGTAGTTGATGATTACAAACTGGGCAGAGCCTGTGACGATCTTCGCCCGCTTCTTGGGGTCTCCATACGCTACGTCTACAGACCTGTGCACCGCAAACTTAAACAAGTCAGCTTGCCATGCGGACTGCATGATAGACAACGGGCACACAACCAAGACACGCTTGACTATGCCCGCATTCATGAGCTGGTCAGCGGCCCATATTACTGATGCAGTTTTTCCAGTACCTTGCTCGTTGAAGCAGAACGCCCGAGGGTTGGCTACAAGAAATGATGACGTTACTTTTTGATGGTCAAAAGGCTCAAACCCCATAGGGCGTGGCCACGTGTAAGTCTGCATGGGTTACTTCATCGATGAATCAGGGTTGCGTTTAAAGGATCGGTTTTTACTGGGGGATTCAAGTTTGACCCCATCTTTGTTTGATCCACCTTTAGATAAAGCCTTGACGTGTGCAACATCTTTTCCACTGCGATCGACACCTTTGGCATCAAGTTTTCTTCTGGCTCGTTGGCGCTCCATCCGGTCAGGCAACTCACCTCGTTCTGTTTGTTGTTCATATTCTTTCTTATATGGTCTGGGTTTGTTTACGTACGGCATCTTGATCCTCCTTGTAAATGTTTATCATAGCCATTCTTTGACTTTTTAGTACCCCTCTTAGCCATTTTGCTCCACCAATTTTTTTCCATTCTTGATACTCCCATTCAGTTAGTCGAACACCAACAGCTCTACCTGATTTGGTCAATTCAGATTTTGGTCTAGGCATTTGTGATCTTCTCCCGCAGATTTAGTTAAAAAAATAAGTTTGCACTTGGTGCATCGCCAAAGCGTCCCTTGCTCGACAACAACATTGCCCCGTCTGCGTAATTTACCAAAGAATGTTCTGATTGCTTCAATCATGCTTCACCTCTGGCTCTGATGGCGGCGGCGCAGTTGTCAACGGTTGGCCAATCGCTGTCTTTTGCAAACTCATCACACACCTTTGCACAGGCTTCACGTTCAGCTTTTACTGCCCTGTTAACCAACTCCACCAAGTGCGGCGTTGATACTGTCCACGTGGTGTAGTTTTGATTCTCCGCCACTATGTTATGTAGCATTTGAATAATCTGATCTTGTGTCATTCTTGCCTCGCTTTCATCATTGCCTTTGCCTGTTTGTAAGATGTCTTTGCAATATCGTCATAGTCCAACTCATATTCTTCTGGCGCTTTATCCACAAGACCTTGCATTGCTTTGGCGGCAAAGTAGTCCAGCGTTGTTATGCCAGCTCTGCCCGACTCTTTTGGTTCAGGCGTAGGAAATGCTGGATGATTTTTTATTTTCACGTTTCTCTCGCTTTCAGCATTTCGTCTGCCAACGCATATGATGAAGTTGCCCAAATATTAAAAAGTTCTTCTGCTGGCATATCACCCCAAACTCGACTCATCAATCCTTGCATAGCCCTTGCCGCAAAGTAATCACGCATACTCATGCCAGATACGTTGTGGTAATGAGCATTTGGAAATGCTGGTGGGTTTGTTGGTTTGTTGAACTCACTCATCTCGTCCTCCATTCTGTAAAAAGAATATCGCCCAACCAATCAGGCCGGTGATAGCAATCACAGCTACTGCACCAAACCCCATGAGTACCACGGCAATAAGTACATCCCACATATCAGAGCTTTCCTATTTCGCGGTTGAGATACCACACAGCTTTCTCTAGGTCTTGCTTCTTGTCGCCCTTGTGTTCCGCACGGCTGATGTACTTCACGGCGTTACCCATGTTGTAGTTAAGTTCCTTGGCTTCAATGAAGTCAATCGTTTCAATGCCGCCCGTCTTGTAATGTGACGGATGGTTCACAAGATCAGGCGCTGGCCTAGTAGCTAACTTAGAAGCCAACGCATCTTTAGAAGCTTCGTTCAGTTGAACAGTATCTATCCACGCATACGAATACCCAGTTGTTGGTTCTAACTTGGGTATTTTTTTCTGTTTCAACAGTATGGCTTTTTGTTTAGCGTACTCTTCTGCATTGACACCCAATCTCTTGGCCACCTCTACTTCGCTTGCTTTAAGCACAATCTTCTTGGGCATTTTTGTCTTTATCATGTACACGATCTGATACGTCGTATCAAACTTTTTCGCAACCTCTGTCACTGATACGCTTGGGTGCGCTGTAAGGTAACGACGAATCTTCTCTGCGCGGCTTAATTTTTTTGCCATCATTTCTCTCCTTGGTTGTGATCACAAGACGTGACTGGACACCAGCCACGACACGTAAAGTTGGGTTTTGGATTCCACATGTCGCTCTCTACGGAAGCCTGAAGTTGCCCAACATCTGATACCCAGCTACCCCACAGTTCATCCTGTGAGTCAGCCAAGTAAGCAGTCTTTATAAAGTCGTCAGCGAACAGGAACATCAAGCCCGCTTTGACTTTCTTTACTTTTGGGAAGTGTTTGAATATTGCAAGGGACACAATCTCAAGCTGTTTGAGTTCGGCAAACTTGCTCGACTTGCCCGTCTTGTAGTCCACAGTCAGGGCAGTATCTCCTTGCAGAATGATGATGTCGGCCACGCCACGCCACCATACGTTCTTATCAAAGAACCCGCACGGCTTCAACTCAGCGGTCAGGCCAAGTTTGTTCTCGCAAAGTTTCTCCCCGGGCATATCTTTTAACACCTTCAAAGCTGGCTCTATGTGGCTGTATTTCTCAGGAATAGGACGACCCTTACCAACGTATTCTTCGGCTATCTTATGAATCTCGTTACCAAAAATAATAGCTTCGCCCAACGGCTCTTTGATATCCTTCGCGACTTTGAGGTGGTAGTACTTCTTGGGGCACTGCTGGTACAACGCTAAACTGCTGTACGACCAAGTTATAGGTTTTGTCATTTAGGTTCCTCTGTTAAAAATTCAAGCCAGTCTTTGATGTGCATAAGTTCTTTCGATTCTTCTTTCTTCATGTAGTTGGAAAATTGAAACTTGCGGTATTTAAACTGCTCCACGGAAGTGATGAAATTAAACTGTTTAATTAAGTCATACGCCCATGCAGTTGATACGCCGTATTGTTTGGCAATCTCCACAACTGGAACGCCATCGTTGTACAGCTTGCCAACTTCCATGATGCGTTTGATGCTCTTCATGTGTGACTCTCTAGCAGTCGCCATAGTTCCTCGCCATTCCAGATTCGCAATTAAGCGGCAGGTCTAAAGCCCAAGGGGGTGATGTACGCATACATTCTTCAATGTAGGCCCGAGCTTCGTCTGCCTCGTCCTCTGGTACTACGCAAGCCACAGCGTCATGCACGGTTAGCACAACCCTGTAGCGTTTTTCAATTTGGATGATCTGCTCACCAATGACACAACGAGCAACGGCTTGGCATAGGTTCTCAGCAACCTTGCCACCATAGATTTTGTTTGGGCCTTTGCGTGTCTCGTAAACAAACTGACCGGCAGAGTCCTTGCGTAACTCAGGGTAGTTAAGAAACAAACCGTTGGGCAACGGGATTCCTGTGAATGGGGAAGTCTCCATCAGGCCAACCGCATCCACCTGTGCCGCTTTGTTGGCGACCATAAACTGAAGAATCATGGTCAGGTGATTCCACCAATTCGCTATCCGTCGGTTCACAGCACGATACTGCTTAATGATGTGCTGGCAGTCATCGAAGTTGAGGTTTTTGCCCATGTTGGCCAACTGAACTTGGAACTTGATCGCCCCCATCCCATAGCCCGCACCGAGCACCGTAGTCTTACCGATGAACCGTTGCTCTGCGTCAACCGCCTCTTCTAACACACCATAGATTGCGGACGCCATGTGTTTGTACACGTCGGCCTTCTGACGGAACAAGTCCAACAGATACGTCTCGCCCGCCAACCACGCAAGCACCCGAGCTTCAATCTGCGATGAGTCACAGTCAATGATGACATGCCCACGGGGTGCAACGATGCACCGCTTGAGCTTGCCGCCCTCCGCGCCACGACTGGGCAGGTTCTGTAGATTGATCTTGTCCGACCCGCCCCACCGCCCTGTGTGGGCAGCGTAATATTTCAACGGAATAGGTAGACGATTAAGGGACCCGCCTATGAATCCCCTGCGTGAGATGTCGATGAACCGCTCCGTCCTTGTCTCCTCCAGCGTGGACTTTGCGCCCAACCGAGCCGCAACAAGAGCTTGCACGGCCTCGTTGGAGTGATCAAGTAGAGCCACGAAATGCTCATCGCTCTTGGCAAACGCATAGATAAACTTCTCTGGATTGGCGGGGCTTGGCTTCATGGGTGGCCGTACATACTGCCCCAGCAACTCAGCAAACTTGGCCGAGCTGTTCAAGATTTCTTTCGTTATCCCAGAATCAGTAAACAACTTGGCTTTGCGCTCACGCACTGCACTCAGATGCTCTTCCAATTTCTGTGTATCCAACTCCAACAATGGGTCGCTGAACATCCT